GTGATTTGTAAGCGTTGTGGCTTTACCTTGTAGGAGTCACAGATAATTCGCTTGCCAAGCTGCTCAGTGCAATAGTTTGCACGTTGGGCTAAGGGCTGGATCCCGGGTTTGCGTCGTAGACCTTTCACGTCGCAATATCACTGGGGGAAAGTGGCCGACTTAGTGTCGGGTGGGTGGCAACGGCACCCACGGGTCGAACTCAGCGAGTACCCTCACCCCTAACCTCACTTGTACCACCTCCTTCGCCCTCGACCTCCTCTTCCTCCTTTGCATCCCCATGCAGAGCAGACCCGTAGGCAAGCAGGGCAACGACGGCCCTCGTGAGAATGACACGGCGCCAAGCACATCTGGCGTGCCCAAATCAGATGTGAGAACGGGGAGTTGTGCCCCAGTAGGTCACCGCGAAAAGGGACAGCGCCGGCAGACTTATGCCGGAAACAGGACAAAGGCGAAGGGAGAGAAGTTGCGGGAAGAGACCCGGCAGGCTTCCTCTCAGGCGCCCCCCCCCCAACAGGGGCGGAAAACCCCGCAAGGGGCCAGTAAGCCTCGGGCGGCCGATGCGCGAGAGCATGAGCCGACCCAACCGCAGGAGGTGAGGTTTGACCTCGCTGCGGACATGTGGCGGGACTGTTGGTCGTATGCCAGTATCCTTCAAGGGTGCTCGTACACGGCCTGCGGTTTCACCAACCCCAGTAAGGCGGCATTGGCAAGACGGGTGGGCCCGCAGAAGTGGAATTGCTTTTGGAAGGCACTCCTCTGCGTCAGCCCACCTTCTGCTATCCCCGGCTTCAACGCGATGGTGCAGGCGAATGTTAGGCAGCTGTGTGAGCCAGTGCTTCTTGACGAGGCAATGAAGATCTTACACCAGGCCGGCATCTATCTCATTGTCGTTGCTGAAGATGGAGAGGGGTACAATGCTGCTTGGGTCGGGGACAAGCGCGGGCCGCAGGGAAAGAGAGTCCCCGCGCTCGCAAGAATAATGTGGGATGACCACGGCAGGAAGTACGAACACTACTTGCCGTGTTTTGGCCTCAAGTGTGAGAAGGACAAGGCCAGAGTCCCGACTGACGAGGCGTCGAGTTCCTCCGCCTCCCAAGGCCCCAGCCCAGCCGCCACTGCTGGGGCCTCCTCCCCCGCTCCTGCCAACATGGAGCCCGGGGTTCAGACCACTGGGATGTCTGAAGGCCCTCCGGGGCCACAGTTCGCCTGGGCAAGGCCATATGAGACCCGCGTGCCGCAGCCGTATTCGACAGCTGCCGCCACTGCGGATCCATTGGCGATCGAATGCTCAAAGGGACCAATGCGTGATCCTGCGGACTATGACGACTACCAGATCGTGGAGCTTGATGAGGTGCCGGTTAGAAAGGCTTTTGTCTGGGCGACTGAGGCCTATGGACATGAGGTCCCTCCGGTGCCAAGGCCGATCAACCTCCCTATTGTTGGACCATACCACACCCGCTGGATTGGCGGGAAGTCTGCACTTCATGCTGGTGGCGTGATTGCAGGCTCAGAGGGCTCGGTCGGGGGCCCCTGGTGGTCGCTCCTGGGCTATACGCCTAGTTTTGACGTGCGGTTGGTTGAGGCACGGCCGGGTGTCATCGACACCGTGAGAATGCGTGAGCACGACGTGCTGTACGCAAAGGTTGATGTGGTCTCCGTCACTAGCAAGCGCCAGCTTGCGGGTGGCGTTTGGAATCTACCAAATATCGAGACCTTACAGGCAGGGCCGATCCTTTACAGGCTCGAGCATCAGCTTGGCATCACGCCTCACGGTGAGTATTACCTGGCCCGACTGGTAGAGGAGCACCGCCCGAGATTTTCAATCCTTGGGCATGTGTGGAAGGCATTGGGTAGGCGCTACAGGCTGACGAGGTTAGCATGGCGAGAACTCCCCAAATTACCCCTAACTACCAGTGCGGTGCCGTCGTTTCCAGATGAGGGCGCTCAGATTCGGTTGATCTACCAAGTGGCAAAGCCTCTGTCAGAGCACTTACCACACATGGTCGGTCCCATTACCAATTTGAAGGACGCCCACTTGGGTTTGAAGAACCCACTGAAGACGCAGCCTATCGAGGTCATACGGGAAGCCTTGGCTTTTGAAGCAAGGATCCGTGAGCACATGGCCGTGGTACCGGCCTTTGGGCACCCCCCACAGCGGAAGCACAAGAGTTGTGTCTCCTGTGGAGCCTCCCCACCTGCAGGAAAGTATCGGTGGAAACATAGAGTGTGCAAGCAGTGCCAGAATCGGTTGAACCAGCTCGGTTACACAACTTGGAGCGGATCCCAGATTCAGGAGAACCTGCATGTGCCGACTTGTTACCCCGGGATTGTCTACGTGGGTGCAAAACAGTATCCGCCACCTGAGTCCAAGTGGGAGAAGGTGGAGATAGGGAATGGGGCAACGCTCAAAATCAATCGGGCGCAGGTGCCCTGTCCGACGGATCGCGTGCGCGGGAAGCGGTGGGATGATGTTGTCAAAGCGGACCTTGCGTCGCTCTGGCAGCCTGATCCGCCGCGGTTCCGACAGGCGCTCTGTGGGATAGGGTGCAGCGGGGCAAACCCTATGGTTTCCGCCCCGACTGCGTATACGCAGATGAAGGCCGTCTGCTGCCGGTTGTTTCGCGAGGTCCCCAAAGCCAGTTGGGGATCCGGCCCGAGACCTGGGCGCTGGGAGTGGGCGAAGCAGTTTGTCCCACAGTTGTTACCTGACTTTACAGCCAGTGAGATGACTGCGGATGAATGGATCGCCTCTATGCCCTCCCACCGCCGCAAGGCCCTGACCCGGGCAAAGGTGCACTACGAGGAAAACGGGATGACGAAGTCCGCCCAGGAGTTTGGCGCGTTCATCAAAACCGAGTTCCTCCCTGGATTTGTGCAGAGGCACGGTACGCTCGAGCCCATGAAAACCATGGTCGACCGCATCATCCAGGCCCCGGCAGATGTCACCCACGTGATAGCCGGGCCAGTGCTCAAACCGCTCATACCTGTGCTGAAGGAAAGGTGGGCTGCCCGCAACCCCATCTTTTATGGCTCATGTTCCCCCGAGCATCTGAAGGTGTTTTTGGACGAGATAGCAGATGGTGAGTCCTGCTACTTTTGGAGTGATTTCGTGCAGTTTGAGAATTCACACTCGTCTGAGAGCTGGGCCTTCATGGAGTGGCTCTATGGGGATCATGGACCGGCCTTTGGCAAGGTGATGGAGCTCTGGCGGAAGCCGAGGGGGAAGATTGGCCCCTTCAAGTACCAAGCCCGAGTGATGAATGCGAGTGGTCGTGATGACACAGCCTTGGCTAACGCCGTCTTGAACGGGTTCGCCACAATGCTGTCCTGCGCCGCTGCTTTCCACGAATTGCCGCTTGGTGACTTGACTCCCCCCCTGCTTCAAGAGGCGATGCAGTACATTCGGTTGTCAGTCTGTGGCGATGATTCGCTGGGGAAGCTCCCTTTGTGGAGTCCCGAGAGGCTGGCCCGGTTCAAATGTGCGCTTGCAGATAACATTAGGGAGTTTGGTTTCAATGCTACGATTGAGACTTCCTATAGACTGCAGGACTGCGTGTACCTTGGGATGCGGCCATACCCTGTTGCGGGGGAGTGGCTCTGGGGCAAGACGATCGGACGAGCGACCTACAAGCTTGGTTGGTCGCTGCAGCCGCAGGCACGGGATCTGATGGCACACATAACTGGAGTGGCGGACATGCACGTCCGTTGCTCTAGCCATGTGCCGATTTTGTCCGACCTGGCTCACACGATCGTCCGCTTACGGGAGGGTGCAAAGCGCACGCCCGTCCGAATCACCGAGGATAAGCCGTGGGAATGGACCTTGCCACGCGAGGTCAAGTACGACGGTGAAACCTTGAAGAGTGTCGCAGACTTGTATGGCTCTACAGTCAACGAGGTTGTGGCACTGATCAAGAAGATCAGGGCGATTGAGCGATTGCCCGCCATGGTGGATGATGACCTCTGGAGGAGGATCATCGCCACCGACGAGCTCTGATCTGAGATCACCCTTTCTGAGTGTTGCTCCAGACCTAGGAAAATTTCAACACCTCACGATGCCACTCGGCCCAGTAAAGAAAGCTACTGGCGGAATGACGGAACTGGCACAAGCCATTGCAGTCCCTCACGAACACAAAGCACAGCGTATTCCAAGTTTTCCAAACCTGGAGCGCACTGCTGTTGTTCAGACTGTAGCTACCACCACGCTTCCCGTCGCCGCCTCAACGATGCGGGACTTCACCCTTGTGCGGTCCCCAACGTACCCTCTCTGGACCATGGCGGCACCATCCAC